TAGCACTACGCTCAACAGCAGAAAATCCCTCCTCTACGGCTGACCTTGCTTTGTCATCTCCAGCTAACTCAAGGGCTGTGAAGTCATCAATACCAAGCTTGAAGAAGGGTTGATTGGGGGGGGAATAAAGCCAGCAATAATTTATTAGATATATTATTTACACCCATAGCACCAACACTCTGATGCTGTTTAATTAAGTTGGGCACACTGGTCTTCTTACTATCTCCTAACCTTGGCAGAAGAAACTGTATCGTCAACTCTGAAGCTTTGTAAGCATCTTCAAGAAACATAGTTCTATCCACTGAGAGCTTATTATATCTCTTCTCAACAAAACCTTGACTCATTGGGATGTCCTTTTAAGAGTAAGAGGTAGTCCACCTACAGTTCCTACTGGGGTACTGAGATTGAATTTATTTCGTTGCCTCTTCTTTTTCTTTCTAGACTTAGCAGGTTTAACTGTCTCTGCTGTCTTAGCAACCAGCTTCTCAATCGCAATCTGGGGCGGGGGGGCTGGCGCGGCTGGGGGTGCGGTGGGGAAGCACATCAGTTTAATTCCTTATCAAAATCAAATATGTTTTCATCTTCTGGATATTGATCTGGTTTCTCCAGCATTTGTTTCCACTCTTTAATAGTTCTTATGACTTGTATTCTTCCTATTGCTTGCTGTATTTCATCGTGAGACCAAGCAACCTCTGGCATTCGATCAGGGAAGTGCTCATCAAGTATATTAATAAACTCATTTGAGAGCAACGTCCCTGACTTTCGTAGTTCTGACATCCTTGCCATTAAACAACCATCATTCTAACAATATAACCAATAGTAAATATTCCAGTACCAAATAACCAAACCATTCCTTTTCCCATATACATTTTATTTACTCTCCTTTAATTTGTTTCCCCTTGATAGACTGCATTTAGTATTTAGGCGGGTCCCATATCAAGGTATTCGTTGTAAGTCTCCGCTACTCATTATTGTAGTGTCTCCTTAATAGGACGTTAAATCACTGGACATGCTCCAGTATCACACTCGTCCTCAAGGTTATCAGTATATACGTGCTTAATATTAACACCCTCTAAGTCAACTTCGCCCAAACTGTCTACATATTCTTGGTAGTCTGCTTCAGTCACAACCTCTTGAGGAAGATAGTCATATCCAAGGTCTTCAGCAGACAACTTAGGGTTAATTCTAGGCATCCACGACACCCCTACAAAATCATCCCAATAGTTCAGGAGCCATTGAATTATCTCCTTAACCTCAGAATAGTCATAGCTCACCGTAATGGAACAATTGTGATCTACATATGTGTTCATAATTTTTCTGTATTTTTCCAATTGGGATATTGATGACTCAGTACAATACAAGTAATCTATGTCCCACTTAACAGGGAATGTAACTATACTAGTATGGTCATTCCCAGGATCAGACATAACTCTATAGTTTGCATTCTTTAATACTGGTAAGAGTTCATCATCATTCGCGAACTTGATGTTGTTGAAGATATACTTACCTCTTGGGGAATGGCATCCTTCAGTGGTGTCCATGATTTTAGAGAGTGTTCCACTAGGCTTAATAGTTGTAACGTTTTTGGGCCGTGGTAAATTGAGTTCATCAGCCATATCGTAAGCACCTGCCGTTGCAACTCTGTTAATGGTGCGGTAGTCGTACTCTGAAAACTCTGGACACAAAGCAATACCTGTGAGACCCACTCCACATAGTCTAAGGAACTCATTGTTTTCGTGCCATGTTCTTTGTAGTATTCCATCATCAAGATTAACACAGGTTTGCCTGTAGTTCGCTCTAGCCACAAGCTTAACTGCTTGTTCCAGACCAGCTCTATTGTCTTTGAATGCAGATAGATTGACCTCCACCAAGTTACAGAATGTTTTGTCGCCCAAGAGGATTTCTCCGCATGGGTTGACCCCTTTGAACCAAGGTGCCCGCTTTCTAGCAGCTTCTCCATTAATAAAGCCTGGCTCACTCCCTCCGCTATCTCTGATAATAGTGAATAGCTCATCTAGTTGCTCCTTTGTAGGCTTGTTCCAGAAGATCAAACTGTTGTTACTCTGCTGTCTATGTGGGTTCTTTACTAGATCACGCTTAGCATTAGCAAACAGCCTCCAACTTGGAGAATTATAATCAAGTAAAGCAATCTCCGCACTTCGTCTGGTTGAGATGGTTGTTCCAATGTGATTGATGACATCAAGGATATCAATTTCCGTAAGCAACTGAGCACTCCGTCTGTTGAGGATATGAAATATTGAGGTGAGGGCGTCCTCCAATGGCTTATAGCCAACTGATAACCACCCGTATCCTGACAGTCTAAAACCTGCACCTCGTATTCTGCTAAAATCCAAGATGAGTTTCTCAGCATTGTACTTTCCAGCAAGGAGTTTACCCAAGCTTTTCGACCATGCTTCAGCACTATCGCCAACAGTAATAGTCCACACTTTTGTTTTAATGTTATAATATTCAAGGGATTCTTCCGGTCCTTTCTTGTGTGTTGTCTTACCTTTGATTATTTCTAGTTCAGGGATGTACCTAGAAAAACCCGATAGCGTTCCAATAGACGGATAGAAACCAACTCCACATCCCTGTAAGAGAAGCCAGTATATATCAACCATGTCATGAATGGTTTGTGCCCTAGCGAAGCTACAATTGAACTGAGAGCTTTCTCTAGTCTTTGATACTGGAGTTCCTCCAAGCCACAGTGTTCGTCCGGCAAGTGACACCTTCCTTTCTAGCATTAGTTGTTTAAGTTCTATTAGTTCATGAAATAAAGTATGTGTATTTTCTTCAAGTCCTAACGCTCTATCCCATAGCCATGCTTGGTGTTGGATGGCCCTGCTTACTACCTCTTCCCATGATTCAAACTTGCCGTTCTGCTTTGGACGACAATAGGTTCTCTTGGTTACCACGTTTGCTCTTACTGTTGGTGATGTCATTTAAGATCACACAATCCTTCCATATTAGGGGACACGTAGTTTGGATTTTTCATTACCTTGCCCTCCTTATCCTTGTAAGGCTCTCCATCCTCACCAAGTTTACTCATGTTAGACTCATGTACCCTAGCGAATGCCTCCTCACTATTGTACCCATAGGTCACACAGAACCCCTCAATCACGTACACCAAGTCCATTAGTTCTTTGATTACATCTGCTCTACGTTCAGTGTAGGCCTGCTTGTTGCTCCCCTTGTATACTACTTGCCACATGTCATCTACTGCTTTTAGAACCTCCTGATACTCTTCACTGATGAGACTCATTCGGAACTGTAGTAATGTTACCTGTTCAGCAGATTTGTTAATGTCCACACCAATAGGCTGAAGCATACACTCGTGAAACTCTTGTACCATCTTCCTATTACTTACCATTATTAATTCCCTCCTTTTCTTTGTACACCCATTGTCTTGAAATTTCACAAAGTGCTACAAACACAGAATCCTTGTCCTGCTCCAGTTTACCAAGTTGGGAATAGGGTACCATATCTGGATGAATGTGTTTCTCTCTATCGTACTTCTCCCCATATACCCACCCCATATCAATGTAAGCTTGCATCCAACTCCCATGCAATTCTTCAGGAGACGAAGACCGCTGTGGACCACACTGTCTCTCAATGACATTAAGAAACTGATCTCTGAAAGACTGCTCCCGTTCTTTCCAAGGGACCGGAATAATGGGAGCTTCAGCAGCAATCGCAGCAAGACGGGCGGCATCATAAACAAACTCGGCGCGGCGTTCAGTTAAAGTCATTTCTTTATCTCTCATACTTCTTCCTCCAAAATGTTTTTAGGTCTTCAACCCAAAATCTTATAGGTTTCTCTCCATACCAAAGTATCTTAGCCATATCTGCATTAATATAAGCATCATTAACATCGCCATTCTTCTCGTAAAGTTTAAGTATAGCCCTCCACCCCTTATCTATAAAATCATATAAACCCTCACTCTCATCACAAGCTTTACCTAAATACCTAGCTGCCTTCACTGGTCCTACTCCGGGCACTCCCTTGTATCCATCACTCGTATCACCAGTAAGTACTTGTGTATAGAAGAACATAATAGCTTCATCTAAATCTTTTCTTTGTATTAACGTATCTTTCTCTGGATTGAAGAGTGCCCCAGGTACTCCCTGTAAATCCTTATCTTCACTGACACCCACGTAATCTAAATCTTTATTAAGATAACTCTCGCTCATCCACTGTCCAAGGATATCATCAGCTTCCAACTTAGCATCTACTAGACAACTATAGTTCTGCATACACCAATCTTGTAGTTCCTTCACTAACATGGGCTTTTTTCTAGTTCTATTTTGTTTGTACCCAGCCCAAATTTTCTTTCTAAAATTATCCTTACCTGTAAATGCTATATGTATATCATCAGCATCTATATCAGTCTTCACCTTCTCAATCCAGTTACTCAGAGCCACAATAGCTTCTGCCCTGTCACCTATAGCAACTACATACTCATCAAACATGATCTCCTTCATAGTTGCTGTTGCTACCTTGTAAACAAAAATATCTCCGTCAAGTATAGCTATGCGTTTGTTCATACACACAATCCTCCCCCAAATAAACTAAATATACCATATCCTCCTAGAACAACTAGCATTGTAATAACAATTAGCAAAAGAACTTCTACATATATTAAAAACATATTATCTACTTTATTCATTATACATTCTCCTTTCCATAATGATGTTCAATCATCATATTCAAATAATCCCTTGCCTTCGTCAAGTCCTTAAGTCCACCCTTCATATCATGTCTCATAATATACTTGATGATATTAGCTACTGGACTACTCACTTGATTCACAATACAAAAAGTATTGGGTTCAATAGGCCAGCGTGTGTAATACTCAGGACATGTCTCCTTGTTTCCATAGTTAGGATAGATTAAACGAGGGATAAGAACTTCCCTTTCATACTTCTCTGCTACTTTTCCACAAACTTCACCCGCAGCATTATCATACCTACCACCTTCTACATCTATTGTTTCTTCAATATTTCTATCAATTGCTTCATCCATTTTCTTTTTGCTCATAGTGCCTCCGCTTATGACAATTAGCACATAACATAACACACTTAACTAATTCTTCTACTATATCTCCCCACTTACGAGTAAGGTCTCCA